ATGGAAACGACGAAACGCCTGGTCACGTATGACCAAGCGCGTTTCATCCGCGACCCCGGTTGGATTCGAACCAACGACACCCGCTTTAGGAGTGAGCCGTCGGGGTCGTTTGCAGGCGTTGACAACAGCGTTTCCCCTTGTCAGCCCAAGTTGAGTCTGTTGAGTCCGTTGATGTCATTGGCTACTTTTGGTGCTCGTGCGGGATGAATGCGGGATCATGCCGTGCGTCGGCGGTAGCGGTTGAGGACGGCCTGCTCCATGAGATTGAAACCGTTCCAGCTGTAGACCGTCCGGGTGAAAGGACCAGTTGTTTCGGTTGTGGTGAGACCACCGGGGTTGGTGAGGGAGCGGGCCGCAGCGGTGACAATCACAGCCCGGAGTTCAACGTTCGGGCCACTCGCCGGATCGAAACCATTGCTGCGGGTGTAGGCCTTCACGAACTGGGACATCTGTTCGACGTGGCCACGTACCTGGGGAGTGGTGTTGGTTTCCCCCAAGTACGTGCCGACCTCGATGACGAGTTCGTCGAGCCAAGACATCAGGCGATGCCCGTCAGGGTGACGACGGCTTCCGGGTTCAGCGGTGCGGCGTCATAGCGGGCGACGACGCGGATGGCCTGCTGATCGAAGTCGGCGTAGCGCTCGGTCAGGATCTTCACAGAAGGAGCCGTGTCGCGGGCTACCGCGATCTGGGAGAAGTCCGCGAGAGCGGCACAGCCGGCTGGGATACGGGAGGTCACGGTCACCGGAGCCCCCAGCAGCCGGAACACACCGTCCTGGGTGGGATCGGGCTGCAACATGTAGCGGTTCGCGTTGTCCTTGATCTTCCGCAGCTTGGTGAAGTCGCCGGGCAGGATCAGCCAGCGGGTGGCGGCCATGTTGACGTTCGCTGCCAAGGCTTTGCCCCAGGCATCGTGCAGCAGGTCGAGGGTGAGGGGCCCGGAGGCGTCAATGGTTTGGACATCGGCGTAGGCGAACAGGCCCTTGGGGGTGGTCTTCCCGTCGCCCTGGTTCCCGAGGAACTGGGCGTCAAGTTTGTTCGCAACATCAGTCACGAGACGGTCCCGGAGGGTGGCGTCGAGGGCGATGATGGACTGGCGGGCCAGTTCGTTGCTGAACCGGGTGATGACCTTCACGGACTTCATGGTTGAGGGCAGCAGAGTGATTTCACTGAAGGAAGCGTCCACTTCACTGATCTGTTCGTTCTCACCGTGCCATTTCGGGTCGGTGGCGGCACCCATCTTCGGGATCCGCACCTGGGAGCCATTGGTGTCGAAGACGCGGGGGCCGGCAGCCAGGAACACGGATCTGTCCGTCAAGGGCTGGATGAGGATTCGCTGAACCTGTTCCTGGGTCAGTTCGGATGCGGTGCTGAGGGAGTTGACCATGGTGGTCCTTTCAGTAACAGAAGAGGGGGTTGTTACCGTCGGACGCCTGGTCGGGACAGTGTTCGAGGGGTGCGCCTGGCTCCCTGTTCAAGAATATCATTTGGTCTCTGCCGCCAGCCCCGAACTCAGCACAATTCTGGGTGGGGTGCTTTCGGGGCACCCCACCCAGAATTGATTGTCTGATCAGTCCGTATCTCTGCGGCGGAGGGCCGCGAGTTCGCCAGCAACTGTCAGCAAGGCGGCAATCTTGCAGACCTCGAAGCGCCGATCGATCGGCAGGTCGTCCAGGTCCCCGATGTATCTGGGGGACTTGCCGCGGCTGGTCCCGATGATCGGGGCGAGTTCGTCACATGTGGTGAGGAAGGTCTCAAGCATGGTGTTTCACCTCCTTTCAGGCGTTGTGTCGGAGAATGGCGGCCAGGTCGATGCTGGCCGGGTCGGTGGTTGCGCCTTGGCCGATGTTCCCGTGGAAGGTCCTGGCAGCCAGGTGCGGTTTGCGAGTCAGCAGTTCATCGATGGCTGCGGTGAGGGCTTCGGGATCGGCCAGATGGGCTTCGTCGAATGGCAGGTCGGTGGCGTCGGCCAGACGGCCGGTCTGTTCCACGAGGACGCGGTGAAGACGCTGCGCCAGGGTGTCGCGGTCTTTCGCTTTGGTGCGGGCTGCGGCGTTCTCGCGGCGGAGTTTCTCCACCACGTCACGCGGGAACATGTCCTGGTCTTCAGGGGTACGCGTCTGATGCGTGTCCTCTTCGGCGGGCGTTGCAAGGAGGTAGTGTTTCGCGACCCCCTTGTCTTCGAGGGTTTCATCAGGAATAGTGATGGAACCCTCTTCGATGTTGGGGATTTCAGTCGGGGTGAGAGTGTTGGTCATCTTGACCCTTTCGATTGGGCAGCGGTTCTTCTAGCTGCATCGTTGGCTTGTTGAGTGGTTTGGAAGTTGCTGGTTCGCTCGTTGAAAACAGGCTGCTGATGACAGGTGCAGCCGGTATGCCGGGGCATCTTGTGGGAGGTTTGGAATACGCGACCGTCCCGTGACCACCAACGGCACAATTCACAGGCATCCGGTTCGAGTTTCCGACGCCACCCAGAAACCCGAGAAGCGGCCATACGATTGCTCAATTCAGCGGTGGCCGCGTCGACGGGTTCGTTACGTGCAAGCCGGGCCAACCGTGCCAGCGTGTTCCCTCCGGCATCAGTGATGGTTCTCAAGGCGTCTTCCAGACGGGTGAGCTGGTCATCACTGCCCAAGGCATCGATTGGGACGACCTGGCCGACGTGGGTTTCCAAGAACGCCCGGAAAGCCAGCCACGCAGCTGCCTGGCCTTTCGAGCGGGCGACTTGGATCAGGTTCGCCGCCAAACGGATGAACTCATCCAGGGTGAGGTCCCCGCTCTCGGTGCTGGTCCACATGCGGGCTAGCATTCGTTCCGTGTCGCTGGAGAGTTTCCCCAGAATGGTTTGGAAGCTCACAGCTCCACCTTCGAGAAGTCCACTCCGGCGGCATCGAGGGCGGCTCCGCGGCGGGCCTGCCGTACCCGTTCAATGTCCGAGGGAGACATTCCGAACACGTCGGCCAGAGCCACTTCCAGGGGCATGCCGATGTTGACCAGCTTCGCGGCTGCGTCGGCCTGCTGGGCCGGGGTGCGGGTCTCGGCGGACTTCCACACGGTTTCAATGTCTTGGGTATCCGCGTCGGCCCCGGTACGCACGGCCAGCATCAACCGGGCCACTTCCGCCCAGGCCGCTCCGAAGGTGCGCTGCAACGAATGGCAGCGAGCCACCAGGGAGGCTTCCGAAGAGCGGATGGCGTCGGCACTGGCGGGCTGGTCGCCGTGCAACCCCAGGTAGTGGGGCGGCAGGCCCGTCAAGGCTCCGATCTGCTGGGTGATCAACGCGGCCGCGTCGGTGTAGCCGTCGAGCCGTGCGGCGTCGAACTGGCCGAACTTGGTTTCCGTGGCCTCCGACTGCCAGATGTCGTCGAGGGCGGCGGAGAAGGGCTTGACGGGGTTGCCGTCGTCGTCCTCGACGATCTCTAGGCCCGTTGCCCAGCGGCGTGGGCGGGCGTAGTACTCGGAAGTGACCATCAGGTCGGCCATCAGCTTGTTCAACGCGTCGGACAGGTCCAGAACATCACCCATTTCACTGACCCCGTCGGCTTCCAGCAGGCGACCCCGGTTGACTACGGGAACCACCGGCACGACCCCGAAGGGATTGGGAAACGTCTCGACGGTTCGGAAACTGCCTCTGGGGAAGGCAGCATCGTCGACGACGTTCCCGACGGCCACCAGACGTGTGATCCGGTCGGGTTCGTACAAGAACGCGTGGCCCTTCCCGTCGGCCCGCCACCGCTTCAAAGCAGCAATGACCTGCCGGGTGGCCGGGTCCCGGAGAACCGCGACCTGCTGCGCGGTCTCCACGGTCACCAACGGTCGCTTGTCGAGGGCCCACACGATCACGAACGCCCTGCCGTACACCAAGGCGTCGGTGTGGGCCTGCTGCGCGGTCTCCAGCATGCCGTTACGTCGCCAGTCACGCCACAGATCGAGGTTCACTTCCCCGTCCACCTTGAAGCCGGTGACCTCCAACCGCTCGGCCAAGGCCTCAACCACCATACGGGGAAAGTTCACGGCCAGGTGACGGAAGGCGTTCCCCAGGGCCTCCTTCGATTTCGGCGCCAGGAAACTGGCCGGCTGGGTGCCGGTCCAGTACTCATCCAGCCGGGCCAACTCCGGACGGGTCTTGTCGAGTTTGCTGTTCAGAAGATGAATCAGGTTCATCGGAATGCTGCTGCCTTTCTGCGGGTCTTGCCCGCGTGATGCGCTGCCCGGTCGTTCGCGACGATGGCGGCCACGGCCGCGTCGATCTTCCGCGATGACATGCGCTTGTCCTTGGAAACGAGGTCACCCATCGGCGTTGACTTCGCAACACAGTGGGCGACGTGGGCGGCGAGCCGGGTATCGCCGTCGTGGGTGATCTTGTGTTCGATGACGGCCTGATAGAGCCGATCCGTTGCTGGAGCCATGCGCTTGGCGTAGGCGGTGTTCCACTCAATGACCCGACGCGGCCCGTACCGCTTCGCCCAGGCCTCCAGCTCAGAACGCCACCCCCACGGGTCAGCGGCCAGCTCCGCAACATCCCAGCGGCCGAAAGCGGCATCAACCGCCAAGTCCACGTCGCTGCGTGGCACCCGCCAGCCACGATCCCCCGGGTTCTCCCACAACCCAACCTTGAACAGGTGCGGGTTCTTCTCGACGGTGGCGCCCACCAGGGCCGTCGAATCCCCGGAAGCCGACCCGTCGAACGCCAGCACCACACGTGTCCCGTCGGGCACTTCCCGGCCCGGGTCGGCACACTCGTCCCAAGCCCCGAACGGCAGCCACGTATCCGACTGGCCAACCCACTGTCCCAGCCGGTACCTGCGGAACGCCGGCTCTCGGATCGTCTTCAGCGTCGAGACCAAGGCATCTTCATGCAGGAAGTCACCCAACGCCGGATTCGCGATCCGCCACGCCTTGCGATCATCAATGGCACAGCCATCCGGTGCCGCATACTCCCGAAAGAAGAACGACGGATCCTCCCCGGAACGGCCATGCTGAACCAGCTTCCACATCACCGAATCCACGGACTCCGCCGGAGTGGAAATCGCCAACGTCAAACTGGAATCCCGCTTACCGCTGGCAGACACGACGGCCTCCCACACCGCTTCGGTTACCACGTGCAGTTCATCAACGATCATCAGCGACGGATCCCAGCCCTGCAACGCCCCCGGATCAGCAGGCAGAGCCCGCAACTCCCCACCATTGTGAGGAGACACGATCCGGTCCTTGTAGATCTGAGTGCGCTCCGCCAGCCGCTCGTCGAGCTCCAGCATCCGAGACACATTCCGGAAGGTGTGACCCGCCTGTCGTTCATCCGAAGCCACGATCAGCACCTGCGCGCCCTCAACGCCGTCAGCCAGCAACGCATACGCCGCCAGCACCGACGCCAAGCCCGTCTTCCCATTGCCACGAGGCAGACTGAGTAACCCCTGCCGGGGGCGCTTCCCCCGCAGCGGATACAGGCCCTTGACGATCTCCAGCTGCCAGTTCCGCAACCGGAACGCCCCCAGGGCGCCAGTTCCCTTCGGAACCTTCAGGTACTCCGACGCGAACGCCTGCACCCGACGCCACCCGGGGCGCCCGTACTGGCCCCAGTCGATAGGGGCCGCAACCACCGGGGCTTTCGGCCCTCCCTTCACGATCCCACCCCCAACAGAGAGCGAAACTCTGCCTTGGCCTGAGGGTCGGTGGGGCGGGTTTTGGGGGTGTCCCCCCTGGCTGCTCCGCGTTTGGCGTTGCAGATTCGGCAGACGACTTCGACGTCTTGGGGTCGGATGGGTTTGCCTGCTGCTCGACGTTGCCAGGCTTGGGGTGTGTGGTCGAGGGTGAGGTCTTGGGTGGTTCCGCAGTCGCTGCACCAGGGTTGGGCGGTGCGGAGTCGTTCGGAGAGTTTCCGCCAGGTGGTGTCGTAGCCGCGGCGGGTGCTGGAGGGTTTGGGGGTTGTGGCGGGTTGGTGTTGTGGGCAGTGGGTGCCGGTGGTGGGTTCGCCGCATTGGAGGCAGGGGCGTAGGAGGGTCATGATGTCGCTCCGGGGGGTTGGCAGGTGGGGTGTGTGGTGGCTCCGTCGCTGGGGATGAGTGGGTCGCCGCAGACGGTGCATGTGCTGTGGTCGGAGCTGGGGGATTCAGTGGCGCCATCAGTCGCGCCAGTGGTGCCACGTTCTGGACCTTGGCGCGACTGGCACGACTGTGGCGCCACTGGTGGCAGGGACCAGGTGGTGGTTCGGGGGTAGCCGCTGCTGGCGGTGAGGATCCCGGCTTTGCCCCGGGCGCGCTGCAAGGTTCGCTTCGAGTAGCCTTCCTTCACCCCGGCTGCGGTGACCTCCTTGGAGGGGGCGGTTCCGCCTTGCTGGGTGAGGTAGTCGGTCATCCAAGCGGCGGCGTCGTTTCGTTCGCTGTGGTCTTCACCGCTGTTGGCATCCCGAAGCATGTCGTCCACGGTCCTGTCGGACTCGCCACAGAACACGAACCGTCCCGTCTCTGCTGTCCCTGAGAGTGTGGGGACCATGGCGGTTTCGATGTTGTAGGCGAGACTGGGCAACCCGTCCAGACCGAGGCTGTTCTTGACCTGGGTCATGACCCTGCCGTCGTCGTCCTTCGCGAACCCGAATACGGCACGCGGCACGTTCTTGAAAGCCCCCGACCCGGTGATACGGGTTGCGGCATCCCCGCCGGCGCTTTTGTTGAGGTGTGCTATGCCCAGGATCACCGCGCCGGTACGGTCGGCGATCTTGGCCAAGGGGTCGAGGGCGCGGCGGGTGTCTTGTTCTCGGTGGGAGTCGAGTCCTTTTCCGAAAAGACTCAGCAGCGGGTCGAGGATCACCAGGGCAACATCCTCGTCGAGGATGGCTTGTTCCAGCAGGCTCAGGTCGGTGGGCAGACAGAGAATGCTTTCCCGGCCCTCGTCTTCGACGGCGTCGAGGCGGCCGATACGTGACAGGTCGGCCCCGGCAGCGATGAGGCGGGGTACGAGGGTGTGGGCCCATGAATCTTCCACGGCGACGTAGAACACGTTCCGTGGCTGGCCGTAGAAGATACCCGGGAGGGTGCCGCGACTGATCCGCGCGGCCTGCCATATCCCGAATGATGACTTGCCGGTTCCTTCTCGGCCGGCGGCGATGCACAACGCCCCGGCGGGGATGCGTCCCTGCCCGTTGTCCTGCCATGCCCAGTCCAC